ATAATAAACTGAGTGTAATTATATATTATAGAAACTATAGTATATACTATGGATTTGTGTACATATTCAAAATCATTAGGTGAAATTGGAAAAAGTATTCATTCCTATAGAATATTCGATATAGCATATATTGACGTATTGGCAACAATTTTAGGAGCTTATATTTTATCATTTGCCCTAAATACACCATTTTTGTATACTCTAGTATTTTTATTTATACTAGGTATAATACTTCACAGATTATTCTGCGTACGCACTGCAATAGATAAACTTCTATTTCCAAATGCAAAATAATGCATATAGACCAGGTCTATATATATTCCCGTAATATATATAAACATTAGTAGACACTATGATGCATACAGACAGCGAACACGCAGCTATAGATATGATGAAAGCAATGAAAATAGCAGTTGAAGGAAAACAATACGAAGACAAAGCAACCCGAAAAGAAACGCGTTATGAAAAATGGAAACGTAATAAAAAGGCGAAAAGTGAATGGACATATTGGTGTTGTTGTTTGACAAAAACGTCGGTAGACGAACCGCCTGCTGAAACAAAAAATATCGATACAACACCACTTATTATATGATAATGTTTGTACTCGATGTTGTGCGTCTATTTACCATTTAGACTTTTTCACATTGATTGGCGGTCCAGCGCTCTTTTTTTTCGTTTTACTTGGGTCATATGCCTCATCTTCATCGTCGTCCGCTAAAGTCTTGGATATTTCCCAGAACTCTTTGGAACCCAATTTGAAATCCGGACGCTTTTCGGCTTTATACCAGAATATTTGGTCTTGTAATTTATTCGATTTAGCATTGTTATTTATCACTAAACATTCGTAGTTCTCCGTAGTTTGGTCCATAACCGAATTGAACGATTCAAATGTGGGAAACATAGATGCGTAGTTTTCCCATATACGTTTACGATTGGTCATGTAGGGTTCTCTCAAAATAAAAACGTAGTCTATATTGGTTCTTAAATTGGGCGGAATACCCAATGGATATTGCATAGTAATAATCAACATAACTTTCCAATGACGCCCGTTCATAAAAAGCAGACGCATCATCTTGTCCCGGGTCCAAGTCTGGTCATACAAACAATCATCCAGTATAACGAATGTCCGTGGATCAATTGTACTTCGGCGATATGTCTCTATTTCTTTATTGACTTGTTTTAGCACAGTGCGCTGACGCTTTAAAATGTTCTCTATTAATACCGTGTTATATTCCTCATGAATAAACAATTTAGGAACGTGGGCCGCATAAAATCCATTACCGGCTTCTGTTCCTGAAATAACGGTTCCAATAGGAATATCCTGATGATGATATAGCAGGTCTTGGACTAAAAATGATTTACCGGTGTCTCTTCGCCCAATCATAACAATAACCGGACCTTTGTTTTCATCCGGTTTGAATGTTATTGATTTCATATCGAACTTTTTCAATTCCAATGTCATTGTTCTCCTAAATAGTATAATAATATAGCCTGTTATTTTTGCACAGAACTCCGGACGCGAAGCGGTTGGGGGGGGTGGGTTTCCGCAATGTATTTAGTAGCAATCGTTTGAATACAACGGTTTTTATATTTATCACTAAATATACAACAGGTATTTAGGAATATGCAAACTCAATATAGAAAGTCAGATATAATCGATTTAGAGAACTTACAAAATACGTATGAAATAACCAATCACGACATTTTAAACGAATATGCACCCTTCCATATTACTGGACTACAGCATTATAATCCCATTTATTCCTGTTTTTTCGAATTAAATGAAAACAATGTGCAAAAAACCACATTAAAACATAAATATGCTATACACGATTTACAAACAGTTGTGGATACTGAAACCGGAGAACTTGTCCCTAAATCCGTATTCATAAAGTTCTCCCCCCTATTAGACCCAGTCAAATATATGATTGGAAAATACGATGTATCAAACGATGCTATCCGGACATTACCTACATTTAATAATAGTGCAATTTGCCACCACAAATTGGCCGATCGAAATAATGCCTCTTATATCGACTGTTTTTTCAGTTATTTAAGTAGTCAGTTATTACACAAACACGGTCTAGTCAATGCAGTAGATTTCTATGGTTCTTATTTAGGCATACAAGAAAAATATAAAATGAATATTTCCGACGATATTGAATATTTATGTACATCTAGGTATTTCAACGAGAATGTGGGTTCATTGTTTAAAGTTTCCGAAGAAATACCATCCAGTGGTAATTATGGCGATGGGTCGCGAGGTAATAAACAACGCCTAAATATACAGGGTTCTCTAAAATCTCATAATATTTCATTTATAGATTTAGGCATAGAACAATTGGATGACAGTGTTATAGATATTCAACCGGTCATAAATGACCCGGTAGAAAATAACTGTGAAAAAAAAGAAGATGAAGGTGTCGTATATGAGAAACCACGCGCGCATTCATCTACCGAATCATCCGATTCTTCAAATGATAGTAGTCTGAACTATAGCTCAGACGACAATTCTGAAGATAGCGAGAGCCAGGGTCAATGCGAAGAAGATGATAATGAAGGAGAAGATGATGAATCAGATGGAGAAGATGATTCGGAAGACGATGAGGATGATAGTGATTCAGAAGACAATATGTTCTCCTATATGGACAATTTTCCTATACAAATGATTTGTCTGGAAAAATGCGAAGGAACCATCGACCGATTATTTGAAAAGGGTGAATTATCCGAAAAAGAAGGAGCTGCTGCTATGATGCAAATTGTTATGACTCTTATTGCTTATCAGCGCGCGTTCTCTTTTACACATAATGATCTGCATACCAATAATATTATGTATGTTTCTACCGACGCAGAGTTTTTGGTGTACAAATACAATAAAAAAACCTATCGAGTTCCTACATATGGTCGCATTTTCAAAATTATTGATTTCGGTCGAAGTATTTACCGGTTTTGCGGAAAAATATTCTGTAGCGATAGCTTCGCCCCGGGCGGCGACGCCGCCACGCAATACAATTGCCAACCATATATGAATGAGGACAAACCTCGATTGGAACCCAATTCCAGTTTCGATTTATGCCGATTAGGATGTTCAATCTATGACTTTTTAATTGAAGACGAAACTGAAAAAGAAATGGACGCTTTCCAGAAAACCGTTTATAGATGGTGTTGCGATGATAATCGAAAAAATATTTTGTATAAACGGGACGGAGAAGAGCGATATCCTAATTTTAAACTATACAAAATGATTGCCCGAAATGTACACAATCATTATCCACAAGCTCAATTGGATTATCCTTTTTTCAGCCAATTTGTACTTTCTCCTAAAGACGTCAAGAAAATGGGGAAAAACGTGGGTGTTATTGATATTGATGGAATACCTTCATATATGTAGGTATGTAGGTAGATATGGTAGTTTATTTAACAAAATACGCGTGGAGTTTTGCGATTACCCACATTGCAGGGGTTTCATTTTTCCCGTGTAATATGGAATCGAATGTTTTTTGTAAATATTCTGTTATAGTTCCACTATTTACGTGTACCCATAGTGCATATATTGCAAATAGTCCTATGAGGGCATATATATCTTTAATGGTGGAGGTTGTGTTATAGATAGTATACAGCGGTATTCCTTTTATTGCGAGATTTATTAGTAAAAAAAGTAAAATAGAAGACAATGATGCTTTATATATTATGAACGCAATGAACATACATATGTTCTCTATGATTCCCAATATTAGCCCCCATTTTGGATTATAAGGGGTTAATTTTGCCATATAAGCCAAATACCACGCAAATACCCAATAAGAAAAAACGAGATCTATTCTGATAAGCATATATATACAATAGATATATATGCTTTAGTATGGTCAGTCCAAGATTTTTTGGGTTGATTTGTCGATATTATTGACGATGTTCTCCAGCGATTTTACGTTGTCTTCTGCCATAGTATCGCCATTTAGAAACTCAATGAGGTTCAGTATAACTTTTATTTTTTCTTGTGTCCATTGTCCGTTAAGATGGCCGACAATTTCTTGTCCGTATAGCGGAGTCATTCCGTCTTTATGGAAAATCTTGTCATTAAATATATCGTCCACGTAGTTTGCAATGAGTGTGTAATAGTAATTGATACAGAGGCGGATAATGGCGCAATTTTTATAAGTTTCCAGGAGTTTTTCTAAACCTCGTTGGGCGCATTTAAAAAGAATTTTCATCCGGGGGGTTTTTTGTGCGTATTCTTTTGTTAAGAAATGCTGGCACGCGAGTTGTATGGGGTTATACATATATTGAATGTCTGTCCGGTTTGTGTTATAGAAGTATCTACATATGGACTGGAACGGTCCGGGTTCTTGGAAATAGAGAACATTGTTTTGGATGCAGATTTTTGTACCGACTGGTTTATTGCTTAATATGGCGAGTTTGATAATGACGGTTAATGGGTCTAAAATAAAAAGTTTGGTATTTAGGGCGCTATTATTTTCGGGTAATGTATTTGGGTTTATAAAATGATTTATGGGGTTCATTTGGTCTTTTGTATGTAGTTATATACTATATGCAAATTGTTTTTATGTGGTTGTTTAGTTTTGTGTTATAGAATATTTACGTATTATTCGGCTTTTTAACGATTTTTCGTTTAATAAGTATTGGAGTTCCTTTAATAACAATATCCGTCGGGTTTACTGTAGGTACTTCTTCTTGGATATCATTTAATGGTTCAGTATTTATCGAACTTGCATCATCCGTATCTAATTGTGCTGATGTTTTTACAATACCTGTAATAAATTGTTGTGCCTGTTTTTTATTATTTTCTATCTCCTTTTCTAATTGTTTGATGAGTGTGTCATTATATTCACAATACTCAACAATCTCTTTTTGGCGTTCAAGTGATGGGATTGGGATTTTGATATTCATCAGTTCTTTCATATCAATATTTCCGTTGTTTGTACAGTATTTTGCTAATTTTTGTATTTCGCTTTGTACAAACCGTAAATAA